ACAACAGACCTCCCATAATCATTTGCGCCCGTGTAAGCTATAACAACTTTATTAGCGTTACTATCAAATACAGGAGAAAAATCTTGTCCCGCAGAACTTTCAAATACAGCGGGAGTGCCGAAGCTGATGCTCGTACCTGATACAGTACCCACAACGGCGGTACTGTAATTGCTATTTCCACTATCTCTGTAAGCGATGACCATTTTATTACTACTGCTGTCAAAGGCAGACCCCATTCCACCCACACCAGCAGCAGCGCTTTCAAACACAGCGGAAGACCCAATAGCCTGACTTACAGCGGTTGAACCCACAACACTAACCGTCCCGTCAGCATTAACAATAACAGGCTTACCATTCGGCAGAGTACCCGTAGCCTTGGCACGGTGAGTTCCCTCTGCAAGTTCAGGTATAGTTCTCATGCTTCTAGCCTTTCACGATCATCTTTGTTGCCGATACGGCTGTGCCAGCGAAGACACTTGGGTCTCCAGCGGTTGTACCTAGTGTGCCATCCGTCTGCACAAAGTAACTCTGACCCGCAGTTAAACCTGATTGCCTGTTGTTGATAGCACCCTTCACATCAATGGTGGCCCCAGCGGTGTCAGGGTAGCCGTTGCTGGCTAGGCCAACGTAGTTCTCTGAGGTGAGGTTGGTGGAAGCTAATTGTAAGACTGCTGCTTTTATATTACCATTAGTAATGTCGTTATAGGGTATAACAAATTTATTATTAGCACTATCATACGCCATTTGAGATAAGCCAATTTGTGATCCTGACTGTGCAACAACAGCTTCTATAATGACCTTACTTCCAAAACTGACACTTGTATCGGATACAACCGCAGAAACAAAAGTCATACGATCAGAATTACCATCATCACAAAAACTTATAATAAAGTTACCGCTTCCGTCTGATAAAACGTCAGGAAGTAGAGTGGCTGCACTGTTAAATACAGCAATAGAACCCCAACTAACAGTTGTACCACTTAGAGTTCCGACCCGTGCTTTACCATAATTTGAATTAGCAGCGTCTATGTAGACTGCTATAAACTTATTTAAAGTAGCGTCATAAGCGATCCGCATTTGAAAACCTGATGAAACATTATTTAAGTCGGCTGCTGTGCCATAAGAAACACTTGTGCCTGAAATTGTTCCAACAACATATTGACCCTTGCTTGATTGATCCTGATCTCTATACACTAAAACAAACTTGTTAGCCGAAGTTGAAAAAGCAATACCAGCTCTTTGCATATTTCCATCAGTATCTGATCTTAATTTTGTTTCATTACCAGAACTAATAGATGTGCCACTTACAGTAATCACTCTAGATTGTGGAAAATTTCTCATATAAACAACTAAAAATTTATTAGAGTTTTTATCAAACGCCACTTGAATTTTATTTATAGAACTACTTTGAAAAACAGCAGCAGTTCCAAAACTTATAGATGTCCCTGATATTGTACCTACAATTCCAGTGCCATAGGTAGAGTTGTTTTTATCCGCATAAACAATTAAAACTTTATCTTCGCTTGTATCGTATGCCATAGACAAGCCTTGCATACCAGAAGAATTGTTAGCTTGAAATTTTGTAATATTTCCAAAACTAATATTAGTTCCACTTATTGTTCCAACAACGGCTGCGCCATAGTATGAATTAGCATCTCTATGATAGGCAATAATAACTTTTCCTGAATCAGGATCATAAATTGCTTGTATCTGACTTAGATTAGAATCAGTTGAAATCTGTGCGCCTGTACCCGCTCCTTCGTCGTTCCCGCTAACAACACTAACCGTACCATTAGCATTAACCACAACAGGCTTCCCATTGGGCAACGTACCACTGGCAATGGCGTTCAGCTTTCTTACTTGTGTGCTGGGTGTACCAATGGTGCGCATATGATTATTCCTCTTCGTCGAGTGTTGGGTCTACCCAATCAGAGTTTGCAGTCCAAGATGTTCCGTCAAAGAAATACTTGTTGCCAGTCCAATCAGAAGGGGCGTTGGTCACGCCGTCCGTGACAGTCACTGTGGTGCTGTTCAGATCACCAATGATGAACTGCGCAGGGTCGCCTACAGTGATATTGTCAGCAGTAGCTGTGATTGTTACGTCATCAGCAAGAAGGTACTTGCTCAAGCCGCTTGATGTTTCAACTATGGTCTTCATTTTGTCACCCCTTCACGATGATTTCTGTGGCTGAGATCGCAGTCCCAGCGATTACTGAAGGACTACCAGCCGTTAGGCCAAGCGTTCCGTCTGTTTGTACAAAGTATTGCTGGCCTGCTGTGAGGCTAGACTGTGCGTCATTGATAGAGCAACCCGTCTGGACAACAGCAGATGTTCCGTCAGCAGCAGCGCCTTTGGCAATGCCTATGTAGTTCTCAGCGGTGAGGTTTGTGGGGGTGTAGGCGTTCCGCACAACAACAGCCGTACCATAACTAGAATTTGCCTGATCTTTGTACACAAAAACCATTTGTTCTGAGGTGCTGTCATAGGCTCCTCTTAGGTTAGAAGAACCGCCGCTAGTCAAAGAGGTTACAGCACTAAACGTAAGGGATGTCCCGCTTACAGTAGCTGTTACAAACTTCCCTTTGTTAGAGTCTCCCCCATCTCTATAAAAGATGTTCACAAAACCAGCGGCAGTATTTTCGATTACAACAGTTTGCTGAGTAGCTGCTGCTTCAAAAACTGCGGCAGTGCCAAAACTGATTGAGGTACCACTCACTGATCCGACAATAGCTGTACCAAAGTCCGAATTACCCCGGTCCCTGTAAGATATCACTACTTTTTGAGAAGACGAATCATAACCTACCCATAGATTATCTGTGGTTGCTGTTTCAAAAACAACAGAAGAGCCAAAACTGATTGAGGTGCCACTAACTGTCCCGACAATAGCAGTGCCGTAACTAGAATTGTTTTCAGCCTTGTAAGCCAATACTGTCTTGTTGGCGTTGATGTCATAGGCGCACGACACTGTTGAACCCGTAGCTCCATCGTTGTAAACTACGGCGGTTCCCCAGCTAATATTTGTGCCGCTTACAGTCCCTACGATTGCTGTGCCACGGTTAAATGCACCAGCATCTCGGTATGCAACAACTACTTTCTCCGCAATAGGGTCGTAGACAAGACCTATACCATTTGTATTTGAGCTATTGAAGATAACCGTTGAGCCAAAAGAAATAGTTGTCCCGCTTACAGTTCCGACAACAGAAGTGCCGTACCCAGAATTGTCACCGTCATAATACACAATCACAACTTTTTGTGCAGCGGCGTGGTATACTATGGCAACACTAGCTGTGCTGTTAGGATGCCAAGTTGCGGTGGCCCCAAAAGTTATGCTGGTGCCAGATATAGTTCCGACTACGGCCTTACCTTTACTTCCGTCATCCTGATCTGCAAAAACAATGACCATTTTATTTGAATAAGCATCATACGCTGCACAAGTCACTGTAGTACTTGCCGCCTCAAACACGGCGTTAGACCCGACTGCTTGCGATACAGGTGTACCCCCAACAACACTCACAGTCCCATTAGCATTAACTATTACAGGTTGCCCACTAGGCAGTGTACCAGAGGCAACCGCCCGTACTTCACCATCTACAGGTGTGTTGCCAAGGGACCGCATTAGCTGATCTCTTCGTAGCTTACGATAACTTCCAAGTCGTTGGCTGTGCCAGCGGTTGCTGTGATTGAGCGATCTTCTTCAAGATACAATGCTGTATTTTTATCCAGAGCAATCAAGGAAGAGTCACCAGCAACCGATACAGTGCTTACAAGCGAGTATGCCGTGCCACCGCCAGAGGCTGCACTGTGTACATCCACTGTAACGTCACAGGCGTTTGTGCCATCTACGTTAGCTACTTGGATCATGTTAATCTTAAAGACCTTGCCACTGGATGCAGCATTGCTGACCAGCGCGGTTGCGGATGTTGAACTTAAAGCCACCAGCGCCGACTTGGCGGTGATCGTGGCTACATTTACTACGTTTGGTGCGGCCATGTGGCTTCTCCTTTAACCGAAGACAATCGCCATTGCGATTGCCTTTCCGGTTGTTGCAGCAGCATTAAGCTGCGGTTGAATAGCCGATGTAACACCATCGACGTAATTAAGTTCTGCGGTTGAAACAGTGGCCCCGTCAAGGATCGCAATCTCAGTGGCGCTTACAGCCCCAAGAAGCGTATCCGTTTCGGTCCAGTTATCGTTTATCTTTGTCCCCCAGGTGTCCTCGCTCGCGCCGACTTCTGGTAGGGTAAACCCTTGGTTTGGTGTAGTGCCATCAGCCATTACGCGGCCCTCTCTAAATAGTCTGCCTCGGTCCAGCTTGTCGTCGGACTAGACGCCTCAAGCCACTTGTAACGTGCGAACACGGTCGCTGTAAAGCCAAACTGATCCGACGCCGCCATCAATCTTACGCGATTATACACTATATCTGTGGTTATTGAAATGGTGGGACTTGCAGCTCCGACCACGTCAATGACCGCGTTCGATGTCGCCACGATCGAAATGGCGGGAGACGCCGAAACATTTCGCGTGACTTGCGCCGTCGCGGTGGCGCTGACAGCTATAGTAGTTGAAGCGCTGCCCTCTTCGATGCTAATATTTTTGCCGTACAGATACGAGCCGTAAGTGTTGAGGCCGTAGCCGGGACGGAAGCCTGGGATCACTTCATACTTGATGGAGGATACCGAAGCGATGCCGCCTAGACTTATGTTTGCCGCCGCATCCGCAACTCTAACGGCAGTCGGAGGCGTTGCCACAATTCCGATAGACGCAGACGCTGAAGCATTAACAACAGTAACCGCAGCCGCAGTAGCGGAAACGGCGATAGACGCAGCGGCCGCGCCCTGCGTCGTCTCCGGCTCTCCGTACAGCCCAGAGTTAAAAACCCCAGAGCCATATGTTGAGCGTAAAGCCATTAGCTGGCCGTGATGTCTAGGTCGCCCGTTGGGATACGGAACACGTCTCCGGCGTTAATCGCCTTGGCCGTCGTAAGCGCAGAGTGAATAATCATGTTGCCGCCGGAGGCCGCGTCCATGACGCCGATCCATCCGATCGTGCCCCAGTTGCCGCCGGATGCCGCAGGGAACTCAACGCCGGCAGTGTTGGATGCAACGTCGGCAGTGACGCTAAATGTTACAGCGGTTCGGGCGTATGAAAAGCCAGACACTTCAGTGCCAGCAACTCCGGTGTCGGTGGGGTCAGACGTGAATAGGCCGATGTACCAAGTCGTCGGACGGGTCACGCTGCCTGTGGTGAGTAGGTATTTGAGCGTGTGCGTCTCGAATGGATTAGTCAGTGACATGGATTTCTCCTGTTAGATATATCTGGCGCGATCATACACCAATGTGGTTTTAATAGCCAGAGGCGCGCATCCGTAGACCAGACCGCGCGAAACGGGTCTCGTCAGACGACCTCTGAAGTGATTGTATTGCGTTTGAGTATAGCGAGGCCCACACCGATGTCCTGGCGTCATCGTTTAGATACGGGGCGGACTGGACCAGCGCGCCGTATAGATAGGCGTCGGGGGCGTCCTGCAAAAGCCAGTTATATGTGTTTGTGCCGCTCAGCTCCGGCGTCTTTCCGTAATACATAAGCTGCATTGTATATTCGGCGTCCGGCGTCGGGAATACCTCGAGCTCGTTGCCGGCGTTTGCGTAGAAGCGCGGGCGACCACTTATGTTATTTGCGGCGGCTCGCAGCTGCACCAAGTCGTCGATTGACGTGGGCTCAATTCGGAACGTGGTGCCCGATGTAATGCTGAAACGCAAAGTCTCCAGCCAGTCCTCCGGCGTCTGTATGTAGCGGCTGTCGAGTGTGGCATCTGAACGCTGCACCATCTTGTAGTGTCGCAAGTCTCGATTGATGCTGCTCTCAGCCAGCGTGATGAAGTCAGGGATGACTGCGGTCAGATCGTCACGGTTAAGCCAGGTCGCGATTGATGCCTTTAGCTCGTCATACGTTGTAATCGCCATTAAAGTGTACCTTCTCGGGTGCGAAACGCTCGGTTCTCCGGTTGGTTAAGCCACTTCTTGAGGGCTTTCGGATCGTCTGCGATGCCTTGCTTCTTTAGCTCATAATACACGGAAAGCGGGATGGAAGCCACCTTTGGCTGGTCGCCGTATTTTCCCGACACATCGTTGTATGACCGCTTGTTTGCCTCGACGATTTTAGTGGCATCTTGAACCGTCTCCACGACAAATTCGCCGTTACCCATGACGTGCCAAAACCTAGTGATCCCGGTTGCATCGTCTCGGCTGAAAAGTCTCTTCATTTTTACCCTCCAATAGTAAATGGGGCGACCGAAGCCGCCCCACCGTTTTAGCTTACGTTCAAGTCAGCAATCAAACCGTGAGCGGCCTCATTAGACATTTTCACGCCGGTCTCGCAAATTAACATTTTTTTGTCGGCGTCACCGGTTTTGGCAAGATCCACGGCCTGTATAGGTCGCAGTGTCGCGACTGATGCGTACTCAGGATCGAGGCACCATGCGTCACGCTCGCGGCTGAAGCGGTTAGGCACAACAGTCAATGAGCCAAAATCGCTCAGATACACGTCAGCGGCACCGATGATGGTTGTTGGGCCATCTGATGGCGCCTGGTAGCGCTGGGCGGCAATGCCGGCGAAGCCGGACACGACTGTCTTATTGTAAGGGCCGACCATCAAGATGGATGGGT